ACGGCGAAGAGTTTATTGACGATAATCCTGAAAGCCCTACTTTTGGGCAAACTTTGTTTAGTCGTAGGTCGCCGCCTAAATCGCCCGGCACTGTCATCAACATGGGCGACAGGTCTTTTGGAAAAGGCCTTGGAGAGGGCGCAAGCAAAAACTTTGCTCAAAATTACGATGACGCCAACAGTGCAAATGATAGCTACAGAAACACAAACAATTTATATCCGCTCGTTAACAATCCCGATTTTATTTCAGGCGCTATGGGTGATTGGCGTGCGGTTGCTGCTAAACAGCTTGGCTTGCCTGGCGTTGCTGAGACAGACGCTTACTTTTCTCAAATTGGTAAGGAAGTGGGTCAAGAAGTTAAAGCGTTTGGTGCTGGCACTGGCATATCTGAAGGCGACCGTAAATACGCGGCAGAAATTGCGGGAGGCAGCCGCACCATGAAGCCAGAAACCATTCGCGCAATTATGTATCTGCGCCAAATGATTAATCGTCACAAGATTAGAAAGTACAACGAACGCCGTGCGTTTTTAGACAGCAAAAATCCAGACGCAAACATTTCTGGTATGTACGAAGAAATACCAGTGCCGCCGCCGCCTGCGTTTAACGCTCAGGGCTGGGAATTGCACCAAGACAAAAACGGCAGTTACGCTTACTTTGGACCTGCTGGTAAAAACGGGGTTCAGCCAATACAGGAAGTTAAGTAATGGCTTTTGACCGCGCTTCTGCTGTACCTTCTAGTGCAAGCGCCACGCCCATGCCTGCGCCTGCTGACAAAGCAAAAACAACAACTTTTGACCGCGCCAGTGCGAAAAATGTTAGCGGCAAAACAGAATTGTACGACCCTACGTCTGGCATGAGTGCTGACGCACGGTTTGCGGCTGGTATGGGCAAGGCATTTGTAGACCTTGCTCGCGGCGGGCAACAAGTTTTTGCAGGCGCGGCTGACTTTGTCTCGCCTCGGCAAATGACAATGTCTGATTTAGTTGCGGGTCGCAAAAAACCATTAAGCCGATATGAAGAATTGCAGCAAGAAGAAGCCGACCGTCGTGCTTTGGATGCTCCGCTAATGAACACTGGCTGGGGAATGGCTGGCAACATTACGGGCAACCTAGCTGCCGCTGCTCCAACCATGATGATTCCCGGCGCAAATACTTTGGCTGGGTCTACTTTGATTGGCGCTGGATTTGGCTTGCTGTCACCTACTACGCCTGAAGAATCCCGTACACAAAACACCGTTACTGGCGCTGCTCTAGGTTTTGCTGCTCCGCTTGCTTTGCGCGGTATAAACCGTGGTGTGCAAGCGTATAAAAGTCTTCGCAATCCTGAAATTGCCGTGCAGAATGCTTTGGCTGAACGAGCAGGCACTGGCAACGAAGTAGTAAATGCTCTTATGGAGACGCAAGGTCCGGAGGTTACGCCGGGCTTTATACCTACGCTTACTGAGCGCCTTTTCAAACAAGGCGTGCAAAAGCCCGGTCTTGCTTCGTTGGAAGCAAGCCTTCGTTCGTCGTCTGGCCCGCTTAACGAGCAAGTGCTTTTGGCGTCTAACACTCGTTTAACCGCTTTGAAAGACCAGTTGTCTCGTATTGATGAGCGTCTTGCGTCTCAACGACAGGCAATGACGCCAGTTGCTTACCAAACCCTTAACGATTCTCGTCAGGGCATTGTGTCGGCTATTGAGCGGGAACAGCAGGTTTTGACCTCGGCTGCACAGCGTGCGCCTGCCGCATTGCCGGGTCGCGTTACTGAACCAGGCGTAGAACTCAAGGGTCAGCGCCGAGTACTTGAAACCGACGTTCGTAAAAATGTTACCGACCCGGCTTATGATGCAGCGTTTAAAGCTGGCGGTAACACGTTTATTTCGGTGAAGGGCATTGAAGGCGAAGTTCAACGGCTTATGGGCCGCCCGCTTGCAGACATTGCGCGTGGTGTATCAAAAACGGCAGACAAACTTAACGAACTTGGCGGGCGTCCTTCTTCGTTAAAACAATTGCATGACCTTCGGATTGCAGTTGGTAAAGATTTAGATGCCGCAAATCGTCAAGGTGCAGATGCATCTTTGCGTGAACTTGGTACAGTCAAGGATTGCAAACAGCAAACTTTCCGACAACGCCAAAAATTTGTACACCACCGCCACAGATTTGTACAAGCGCGAAATTGACGACCGTTTTCGCACCGGCCTTGCGGAGCAATTGCGCCGCCCCGGCTCTGTAAAAGAAGGGCGCATCTTGTCTCAGGACGTGGTTGCCAAATTTTTGTCTGGCGAACGCGGTCCCGGCACGTTTGCTACGTTGTTTAGGGGCGACCCTAAAGCCGCAGATGCCATGTCGCGTGGCGTACAAGCTATGTTCCGTCAAGAACTGGAAACTGCTGCGCCTGAAAATGTCGCTACGGTTGCTGAAAAGTTTATGCGTCAGCACGCCGCCGCGCTAGCTGAACTTGAGCAAAGTGGCGTACAGGCTCGCAGCGCACTCACTCAGGTTCAGCAAGACGTGTCTCGCAATCTTCAGGGTGTTAAAGAATTGCAAACGCTTGCCAAGGACTTTGGCAGTGATAATGAGCAGTCGTTCCTTCGCAACCTAATGATGTCTCCATCGCAAATGAACATTGCCATGAGTCGCGCAACGCCTGCTGGGCAATCAACTATTGCGTCTAATGTGGTAACCCACGTTACTAACCTTATGGAAAAAGACCCTGAAGTAGCCTTAAAGTTTATTGCTGATAACAATCAATCGTTAGCTCGTGCTTTGCGTGGAAGCGGTACTAATTTGCGTAATTTGCAACAGGCGGCAAAAGACATCATTGAGTTTAAGGCTGTTCAGTTGCCTAAGGAGCCAATTGGAAAAACTGTTGTTGACTTGTCCGCTGGGTATACCGATGACCAGTTACATTCCCTTGCGTTAGTTGCAGAAGATATTAAAAACATGAAAGGCGCTATGGCGTTGACCACAGAAGGCAATGCCGTTGCCACTGGTCAAGCCAGTCGGTTGGGCAGAGAAGAAGGCGCTCGTACCCTTGGGCCTGAGCAAGTGCCTGGTTGGTTCTCTGCCAAGATTGCTGCCCTGAAAGCTGGCTGGCAAGCGGCGCAAGGAAAAGTTACCGACAAGGGCTTAATAAAATTGTTTCGCTATATGTATGAAGACCCTGATGCGGCTATTGAAGCTATTCAGCAGGGTCAAGCGCGTTTGGCTCGGGTTCCGGTTACTCAGCGTCAATTAAATGCTGTTGGCGGCCTCGCTTCGTCAGCCACCTTGCGTTCTAAGCGTGCCGAAACCCGTAATCAACTTGCCCCACCCAGCCAAAACGCTTTCGCGGAGCCATGATGGAAACCCTCAGCCTGTTTCAAGCCCTTCTCGCTGTCGCTGTCTCCGTTGCCGGTTGGTTCCTACGGATGCTATGGGACAACCACACTGCGCTGGAAAAGACCATCATGCAGCACCAACTGGACGCCTCTGACAAGTTTGTCCGCAAGGATGACTACCGCGTGGACATCACCGAGGTGAAGGGAATGCTGGACAAGATATTCAACCAGCTCAACAGCAAGGTGGACAAGTGATTGGCGTCTTCGCTGCCCTAGTGCTGTCCGTCACTGACGGCGACACCTTCCGCGCCCGTGTCCCAGTGTGGGACAACATAGACGTTGTGACCGCTGTCCGCATCCGTGGCATAGACACCCCCGAGATAAAGGGCAAGTGTCCTGCCGAGAAGGCAGCGGCATTAGAGGCCAAGGCACGACTAGCAGCCCTGCTGAACGGCCCAGTGCAGTTGCTCCATGTGGAACCCGACAAGTACGCCGGTCGCGTGGACGCTGATGTGACCGTAAACGGTACGTCCGTGGCGGCTGTCCTCATCGCAGAAGGACTGGCGCGTCCCTACACTGGCGGCGCACGGCAGGGGTGGTGTCCGTAATGCCTAAACAGAACCTGCTTGCGCCTGTTGGCACGCCCATACAGAACGCCCTGTTAGACCCGTATACGTCCTCGCTGATGCAGACGGGTGCGCAGCATCAGGCGTATGCGCTGCCGGGTATCTACAACACCCCGCTAAAGCCGCACGAGGAGCAATCGTTCCGTGCGTGGCTGAAAAAGAACAAGGTGCCGTTTGACCCTGAAGCGCCCATCAGCGACTACGATATGCGTGGATTTTGGAAGGGGTTGATGAACGGCAACCCGAATGCGGTCACCGGCATGAACCCCAACGACCATCAACTGCACTTTGGCGACTACTACAAGACGCCCTATCACAAGTCTTTCAGCGCCGAGTCCAAGTACGCCAAGCAGACCGGCCCGCGCTGGAACGAGCGCGACCAGTTGGTCATGCCTGACGGTTCCATCGTGTTTGACGAACGCGCACAGGTGCGGAAATGAGTTTTGAGCAGGCCGTTGCCCTTGTCCTGAAGCACGAGGGCGGGTACAGTTGCGACCCGCGAGACCCAGGCGGTGAGACGCGCTTCGGCATCAGCAAACGCGCTTACCCCGACGTAGACATCCTGCGGCTGACTGAGGATGAGGCTAAGGCCATTTACCGGCGGGACTACTGGAACACCCTACGCCCTGACGAGATTCCCGCCCCGCTAGCCCTGTGCGTGTTTGACTGCGCGGTGAACATGGGCCGCGACAAGGCCATCCGGCTGCTCCAGAGAGCCTGTGGCGTCGCTCAGGATGGCGTGATGGGGGGCAACACCATTGCCGCCGCAAATCGCCTCCCAGAAGCCGTGGTGCGGTTTTCCACGGAACGGGTCATCGCCTACACGGGAACCCGTGGGTTTGACACCTTTGGCAAGGGCTGGCTCAGGCGTACCTTTGCCGTGGCACTGGAGGCTTCCAAATGACACCACTTATCGGCGGGTTGTTAGATGCTGGGCTGAAGGTGCTGGACCGTGTCCTGCCTGACCCTGCCCAGAAAGCCGCTGCTCAGTTGGAGTTGCTGAAACTCCAGCAGGCCGGTGAGTTCCGGGTGTTGGAAGCCGACCTGCAAATGGCACTGGCGCAGACTGAAATCAACAAGGTGGAAGCCGCTGCACCGGACGCATTCCGTGGAGGGTGGCGGCCCGCCGCAGGCTGGATTTGCGTGTTGGGCTTGGCGTACCAGTTCCTGTTTCAGCCCCTAGCCGCATGGTCTAGCGGCATACAGGGCTGGCCTGCACCGCCCGTCCTGCAACTGGGCGACCTGTACGGGCTGCTGTTCGGTATGCTCGGCTTGGGTGCGTACAGGTCTGTAGAGCGCGTGAAGGGCAAAGCCTAAAATAACTGCAACTGGTTGTCGTCGGGCAACTTGCCCCACACTGCCGGTGCGTTGGTAGCCTCTATCCGCTGCCGAATCAGCATGGCTCGGGCTTCCTTAGTAGGCGGGGTGTAGGTTCCCCGCCAGGCGCTGTCAATACCGATGTTCCTGCCGATGTTGGTAGAGTCGGCAGACGCAAACGGCAGCCGTGAAAAAATCTCAGGGTCCAGCATTCGCAGGCCATGCATCCTGACCTTGGGGCGTCCCTCGCTGTCGCAGACCACCGCCATAGCCTCTGCCATCCTGCCCCACCACGAACTGTTGCCAATCACGGCAAAGTCACCTGAGCTGCCAAGGCAGATGCGAGGCCAGTTACTTGCCAGCCGCTCCAACCGTTCCATGCTCTCGTGCATATGCCACACGGGCGCACCAAACCACCGTGGTAACGGCCATTCATCTAGCAGCGCATCGTTAGCCGCCTCATCCCCGTCAATTACGTCAGGGATGACAGCAAAATCACACGACGGAATTCTTTGGCACTCAGCCGCCCAAGCGTAAAACTCTGCCCAGTCTGTCACCGGACAACCCGCTCGCCATGCGCTAAACGCCCCATTGTCTATCGCAAACGACTGGCAAGCCTCTATTGCTAGCGTTAGTTGGTTGCAGTGCGCAAACGACACAAAAGCGTGTCTGCCGCCGACCGCAGCTAG